CACCACCTTGAATTGTAGCCGAAGCTGTAACACACTCACCAGAAGGTGCATCAATATTTTCTGTAAACATTGATGCAGTAATAGGAAACTCAATTTGACCAATATTACGAACAGCAATTGTATTTGGACCACGCGGCGTTTCAATTACGGATGTAAATGGTCTTAGTTGACCATTTTCAACATATACTCTCATTTTTAATGGCGTATTATCTGGACCATGCCATAATTCAATATCGGCATCTAATGGACGCCCATCACTACTTAACACAACCTGAACCTGTTCAATTACTGGAGAACGATATGACCATGTACGTAAAGACCCACCCTGAACCATTAAAGAATTATCAACATTTCTTTTATCATTAAAAGGAGGAACACTTGTTGGAATTTTACCAATAGGAACATGCTCACTAACTTGCATAATTGGTTTAACAAAATAATTATCATTAAAACTTTTAAATTGAGGATTAATAGTAATAAATGATTGGAAAAATATTGAATACAGGAAAATAGACATTATTATAAATATTATTAAATTTAAATTTTATTTTTTAAATCAATTTTTAATATGTATTTTTTACTTAATTATTATAGTATTTATTTATAAATCTACATACAAATTTTATTATTTTTAAAATTATTTAAAAAATTATCAAAAATATAATTGATATAAATTTATGTCTTTCGAATCTATACTATCTGATTATAGTTATTTATTTGGAGTTTATATCTTTTTAATTGGTTGTTTAATGTTTACCTGGGATGCAATAACTAGTAATACATTAAATAAAAAATATCTTGCTGATTGTTTATTATTTGATTTTGGATGTATATTTTTTGCAATTGATGGACATTTAATTTTAAAATAAACATTTAAATAAAATTTAATAATCAATTTATCTTCATAAATACAAGACTTTTATAAAAATATAACCATATTATATAATGAATAAATTAATATATCTATTTATTCCTATGATATCCGTTTATATTGTATCATATTATTATCCTATAAGTAAACATGCATCCAAAGATTTATGGTTTAGACCCCCACCTTACGTTTTTGGTATTGTTTGGCCCATATTATTAATATTAATCGGATATTCATGGTATTTACGAACAAATCTTTCACTATATTATACTATTTTAACTATTCTTCTCTCAACGTGGTCTATTTTTTGGAAATATTCTAAAATATATTCATTCATTAATATCATTATTACAACATTTTTTACTTTATATTTAATATTTAATAAATCATTCAATCAATCATATAATAAATTATCCAAAAAATCATATAATAAATCATCTATTTTATTAATTCCTCTCTTTTTATGGTTATCTTTTGCTTCTTTACTCAATTATTACAGTATTTAATTTATTATAGTATTTAATTATTATAATAAATTTATAATTTTATATTATATATGTCAAATAAACCTATATTTAATTATAATAAATTAAAACCCAGTGTTAAAAAACTTTTTGATGAATGTAAAAAAAATATGATTTAAATGAAAAAGATATTATACCCACTGGTAAACAAAAAAATCATCCATATATTGGTAAAGATATTTCATTAGCTTGCTCTAAAAAAAAAACTACAAAACTCAATACAAAAGATAAAAAAACACATTCAAAAACACAAAAACAAAAATCTAAATCATTGCCTAAATCATTACCTAAATCTCCAGTAAAAGAATTAATAGGATATAATGTTACTTTAAAAATAAAACCTGAAGCAGATGATAATTATAATGAAACAATTTCAAATATGATAATATTTAAAAAATGGATTGAAGCTGAACATAAATTACCTTCTGTTAAAATAATATATAAATCATTTAAAAATGAAAAAGTAACAGTATTAAATAATAAAACATTAGAAATATCGTTTTATGTAGATAATAAAAATATGGACGAAGTTAAAAATATTATTGATTCTATTAGTGGTAAATCATTAGATAAATATGGAAAATATCCAGTTTTTACTGATCAAGTTGGTAATATCTATTTAGGAGAATCAAATACACCAAAATATATACCGGGGTATGGAGCTGCTAGTTTATATGATGCATCAGTTTCACTTGAAATTTTAAATAGAAAAATTGACAAAGTTTATAATACTAAATCTTAATCACCTAAAAAATGTTACATCTAAATCAATGTCAAATAAAATAAAATTATATAATATTGAAGTTAAAGTTACCCCAGAATTACAAGATAAAAATAGTTATCCAAATATTTTAAAATATTCACAAGAAAATATGATACAATTTAAAAAGAAATAAAACTTTATTAAAAGAAGATGCAGTTTATAAATAAAATTGACTTTATAAAATAAATTATTATTTTCTATTAAACTAATCAAAATTATGCAAAATTCTGAAGATGATTCTCAATATAATGAATCTATTGGAGAATGGGTTTTAGATGAAATTAAGGGATGGTATTTTTATTCATATAATATTAATGAGTTATCTGATGAAGATGAGGAAGATGAGCTAGTTTTGGAATCAAATGAAGAACCAGTTTTCTATCATGTTTGGACTTCACGTAGTCAACCAAGAAATTTAAAAACAGGTGAAATTGCTTTTGATATTAGTATTAATATTGGTACACACAAAGAAAAAACATCACGTATTCCAATTACAAAATTAATGGATTTAAATGATAATACTATAGAATATGAAGAAGTTGTTAATGCGATTAATGATTGGATATTAGTAGCCAATAAATATCCAAATATTATACGTAAATGCATTTGTTGTTTAAAAAAGGCAAAAAAAAGTAATGTATTATGTTATGGATGTAGTAGCAAATATAATAATATTATTTATGCATAAATCATATTATTATTTCAAAAAAAATTGAATAAAATATATTTTATTTATATTTATTTATTTTTATTTAATTATAATGAATTTCGTAAACACTCTTTATTATCTATTTGTCTATATTATGAAATATTTTAATAGAAGACGTATTATATATGATCGCATTAGTGATGAACCTTATCTCGAGAGATATTATATATTTTTAAAAGATAGAACTAACTTTCCATTTAATATATTCATACATAAATTTTTAAAATCGGACCCTGATGATTTACATGACCACCCTTGGGAGTTTAGAACTATTATATTATATGGTGGTTATTGGGAATATACTGAACAAGGTAAATTTTGGAGAGCCCCATTATCTTATAGATATGCCCAAGCGCATACTTTTCATCGTGTAGAATTAGATAAAGACATACCTTATTGTTGGACATTATTTATTCCATCAAAAAATTATAGAGATTGGGGATTTAAAACAAAAAAAGGTTGGATTAAACATGATGAATATTTAAAAATGCGCAAAGAAGAATATAACAAAATTTAAAATAATATTATTTATAAAAAATTGATAATAATATTATTTTTTTTGAGAGATTTTATCATATAATATTATTAATAATATTATGTATATTTATTATTTGGATAATGTTTTTAATCCATTTAATAAAAATATGCAATCATTAAGAGCAAAAAATAATACAACTGTATCTATTGATTATGGAAACAATATAGAAGAAGTTGTTTTATTAGCTAATGACACAATTAAATGGTGCAATAATGTTATTATATGTAAATATAATATTTTAAATAATAATTATTATGATCATTATAAAGGTCTAGTTTATGGTGAGAGATTAACTATTAATTGCAATGAAGATAATTTAGAAATAGTTGAATATATTCAACCATCAACTATAAAGATGGCGTGTTCTAATCAATGGGACAATTAAATAACTTGTTATATTTAAAAAAAATTGAAAAAAATATATATTTTTCTTTATAATATTGCACTATTGCCAAGTGATTGATACAAAGTTAAATGACCTCTTCTTACAAAATATATAATACTACTTTTCTTAGCAAGCTACCTGAAGACCTTCTTGATTATATTTGGTCAATGAATCATGAATGGGCAGCTAATATTATACAACATGTGGTTCGTTCGTTTATTAGAATGAAGGTTTTTGAAATTACTAAAATGATTGAATTTGCTTGTTATCCATGTAAATTGGGTCCGGAAATAAAAACATACAATATATTTTATAAAAACAGAATTTTAAATCGTCAAGATGTTCTTAATACGTTTTCAGCATGTAAATGTTGTGAAAAACATCAAAAAAATAAACCTACTGTTTTATCCAAGTGGGAAGACACAACAATTCCTTTATCACAACATATTTCGTGTGAATGTTCTTGTAGACATTTATCTCGATTCATATGTCGTGGGGTTGAGTAAGTCTTTATACAAAAATATATTATAAAAATATTATAAAATTATATTATAATATTTTTTTATGAAGACAATTGAATATAAAAATATTTTATTTTATATTGGTCAAAATGCACAAGACAATTGGGATATTTTAGAACATTCTCTCAAAATAAATGAAAATTATTTATGGTTTCATTTAAATAGCTTCCCTTCTCCATATGTTATAATGTGTTCTACTTTGGAAGATATTTGTTCAAATGATATAAATGATATTTTTTATTATGCTGGTGACTTATGCAAACAAAATAGTAAATATAAATATTTAAAAGATATTAAAATATGTTATACATCTCTCAAAAAATTAAAAAAAACAAATAAAATTGGAGAAATTATAATAACCGGTAAACGTAACACTTTTAAAATATAATTATTATTTTTTATAAACCATAAAATGGTATATTTTTTACATCACACCATAAAGGTGTAAATTCTATTTTTCATTTTTCAAAATATTTTTTATCGTAACAAATTTTAAAATTAAAGTTTATAAAATTTTTTGGAATTGGACATTCTTTTTATGTCCATTTTTTATTTTCGCAAAAAACTTTTGAAATTTAATGACATTTTCACTATTTTCTATATTTTAATACATAAAGGTTTTAAATTATTTTATTTTGTTAAAAAAAGTTGTTACCATCGAAAAAAAAGTTCAAAAAATCGTATTTTCAATCTTTAAAAAAATGATAACAAATGATAACAAAAAAATGCAAAAAGTAGCAAAAATAATAAAGAATTTTAATTTATAATCATTATACATAATACAATATTTTAAATAATTTTATTTTTTATATACATAATTATAAAATGATAACTAATGATAACTAAAAGTTGCAAAAAATGCTTTATGATAAATGTATTTAAAAATTAATTATATATTGGAAAATATTAAATTATGAAGCAAAAACAATTTTTCAAAATATGTTAAAAATATGATTTTAGACCATAAAGGTGTAAATTCTATTTTTTATTTTTTAAAATATTTTTTATGGTAACATATTTTAAAATTAAAGTTTATAAAATTTTTTGGAATTGGACATTCTTTTTATGTCCATTTTTTATTTTCGTAAAAAACTTTTGAAATTTAATGACATTTTCACTATTTTCTATAATTTAATACATAAAGGTTTTAAATTAATTTATTTTGTTTGAAAAAGTTGTTACCATCGGAAAAAAAGTTCGAAAAATCGTATTTTCAACCTTTAAAAAAATGATAACAAATGATAACAAAAAAATGCAAAAAGTAGCAAACATAATAAACTATTTAATTTTATAATCATTATACATAATAAAATATTTTAAATAATTTTAGTTTTTGAATACATATTTATAAAATGATAACTAATGATAACTAAAAGTTGCAAAAAAATGCTTTATGTAAAATGTATTTAAAAATTAATTATATATTGGAAAATATTAAATTATGAAGCAAAAACAATTTTTCAAAATATGTTAAAAATATGATTTTAGACCATAAAGGTGTAAATTCTATTTTTTATTTTTTAAAATATTTTTTATGGTAACATATTTTAAAATTAAAGTTTATAAAATTTTTTGGAATTGGACATTCTTTTTATGTCCATTTTTTATTTTCGTAAAAAACTTTTGAAATTTAATGACATTTTCACTATTTTCTATAATTTAATACATAAAGGTTTTAAATTAATTTATTTTGTTTGAAAAAGTTGTTACCATCGGAAAAAAAGTTCGAAAAATCGTATTTTCAACCTTTAAAAAAATGATAACAAATGATAACAAAAAAATGCAAAAAGTAGCAAACATAATAAACTATTTAATTTTATAATCATTATACATAATAAAATATTTTAAATAATTTTAGTTTTTGAATACATATTTATAAAATGATAACTAATGATAACTAAAAGTTGCAAAAAAATGCTTTATGTAAAATGTATTTAAAAATTAATTATATATTGGAAAATATTAAATTATGGTAATAAAAATATATTAAATTTAATAAAAAAAACAATTTAAGAATTTTTTAAGTTATCATTATAATGATAACTATTGATAACTTAAAAATGCAAAAAAATGCAAATATATATGAATGCAAAGTATGTCACTTTATAGCATTTAATAAATATAATTATAATAAACATTTATCAACCCTTAAACACAAAAACAATGAAAATGATAACAATGATAACAAAAAAGTAGTAAAAAATGTAAAAAATGTAAAAAATGATGTTAATGTATTTGTATGTGAACATTGTAATAAATCATATACATATAAGTCAGGGTTATCTCGTCATAAAAAAACATGTAAATTTATTATAGAAAATAGTAATGATATATCTTGTAATAATGGTTCAGTTATTAATGGAAATATGATTATTAAAGAATTAAAAGATATTATATGTCAACAGCAAAAACAAATAAGTGAATTAATACCAAACATAGGAAGTAATAATAATAATAATAATAATAATAATACTTATAATCAGAAATTTAATATTCATCTATTTCTAAATGAAAAATGTAAAGATGCTATTAATATGAGTGATTTTATAAAATCAATAGAAGTAAGTCTTCAACAATTAGAATTTACAAGAAAAAATGGGGTTGTCGATGGAATCAGTAATGCTATTGTTGAAAATATGAATAAACTAAGTTTATATGAAAGACCTATGCATTGTACTGATATTAAACGTGAAACATTATATATTAAAGATGATGATAATTGGAAAAAAGAAGAAAATAAAGAAAAATTAAAAGCAGTTATTGAAAAAGCATCAGATAAAAATTTTAATGCTTTAAATGAATGGAAAAATAAAAACCCCGATATTTCTAATAACGAAAGTAAACAAGAATATTTTACACAAGTTATTTCACAAATAGGTAAAACTAATGAAAATATTAATGACAAAATTATTAAAAATTTATGTAAAGAAACCTATATAAAAAATTCTAATTAATATATATATATTACTATGATACTCATTTATTTAATATCAATTGGTTATATTATTTTACCATTTATTATTGAAAATACACAATTAACCGATTATATAGGTTATGATAATATGTAAAGAAACCTATATAAAAAATTGTAATTAATATATTTAAATGACCTTTATTGTTAATGTTCCTCGTCCATTAACTATTTTTGCTATGAACAAATTAGCAGAAGTAGATTATAATGTTGCTACACGTGTAAGCGATATTGTGGCTGAAACTGTAAAATGGGCATATGTTCACGACCAGCCATGGATCGCATATTATGCTATTGATGGACTACAAATGTTAGATAATTTTGGAAGTATGTTAATAGCAATTGTCGTATGGATAGTTCAACATACCGCATAAAATTATATAAAATATATTATAAAATATATTATAAAATATTATAAAATAATGTAAATATATTATAATATATTATACTAATGTTTGAACTTATTAAAAATATTTATTATAAATATTATAATTATTTAAAATATTTGGAAACTAATTATAATTTTCCTAATTATAAAATTCAAATACACGATTAACGATTAATAAATATAATATAAATAATTAATTATATTATATATATTATGTATGTTAGAAATATATGTTAAAAAATTATTAGCCGCTTCATGTGGTGGTCTAATAACATTACCTATAGATATGTATCAATCGCATATTATTTCAAATGAAATAATAATTTTAAATCCACATGAATTAAAATATATATTTTTTATGTGTAATATTTTTGCATTACAAAATTATATTTATGAATTTACACGATTTATGAATAGCAAATTAATACGAGGAAGTATAATTGGATTAATTGTTAGCCCACCTATTATTTATATTAAAATAAAAAAATATTATAAAAGATTTGAATTGTTACCAATATATAATACTTTTATATTTTGGACTACATTACGTGAAGTATTGTTTTATTCATTAATATATAAATTATATAATTTAAATTATCCTTTTATAAAAATTATAGCACCATTAATCGCTAATTTAATTGTTTATCCATTCAAAATTATAAATATTATTCATAGCTATCCATCTATAGTTATTGATTTAAATATTATTAAAAAAGGTGCTTTAATTGAAATATTAAAATCTATAATAGGTGATACGTTGGCTTTATATTTAATGTGTAAATAACTAAATTAATGTTTTTTATATGATTTTTTTCCTTTTCTCCCTTTTCTTGATTTTCTTGATTTTCTTGATTTTCTTGATTTTCTTGATTTTCTTGATTTTCTTGATTTTCTTGATTTT